CCGGATTAAACAGGCTACAACATAAAGACTGCCAAGAGCTGCGCTCGCGTAACAAACATACTTCACTGTATCGTCGCGCACACTCTTAATGATGGGTTCAACTTCAAAATTAACGTCGAGCAAATACTCACGTAAATCTTTCTCCACCTTAGCCTTTATGAGCTTTATGTAAAACAAGTACATCAAAAAGCAAGCCCCAACCAAATGGAATCCAAACAGCTTCGTCTCGCAAATCTCGAGATCCGCAAAATATACATATATCGGTATGAAAATGCATATTGCGCGGAATGCACGCTCACGCTGGCGATAATCGCCATCGATAACATCCGCGTACAACCACTGCACGACACTATGTTTCCATGTGCCTTTCTCGGCTTCCATAAAAGGTTTGACAATGCTTGTTGGTAGGATAGTAACCCAGTCGAAGTCATCGACGAATTTCTTTCCATACTTGTAAACAGCCTCAGCAACCTTAGCCTCCGCCCTATCTATCAACACCTCCATTGCAGAAGTTGGTAAACGAGGTCTCACAAGACCCTTCACAGCGTTGACGATTTTACCGCCAAATTGCCGTTTAGGAATCTCATACACCTTCAATTTATCGTGCTTCAAACAAATACCTTTGATATTGATACAACCATCAACCCCACAACGCTCCATGTTCTTGAGGCGGTTGGCTGCATCTTCAACGATTTTGTTCTGCACTTTGCAATGAATGTCAAAAGCATAGATAAGGTAATCTAGCAATTCAAACATTCCGATTCCCTTGAGTTTCTTGCCATTATGCGTAACAAAGCCATATTTGGCTACATGGGCAAGGTTATCGGGTTCAATTGCTAGCTCCACATCGAACTCCCAAACGTCGTCAACAGCTTCCTCGTAGCCAACCTTTTCCTTCCATTCATAGACAAAAGTGGAATCCAATCCGCACTTCTTGCCTGCGTGCTTCTTCTGAAACTCTGTCCGCGCTCTACACGTAATTGTAATAAAGCGCCTCTGGATGGAATACGGACAATTGGAGTACATGCCTGCATCAAGATTCTTCTTATTGGTAGTAGCTACCACCAAAGGAGGTTCTATCAAGCATTTGCCTTTGTCTCCAAGGTCCGCTTTGTTGGCGTAAACACACTCGTTGTTCACAACGTCAAGTACCAGTCGTGTCGGTGATTGTTCCACAAAGTCTGATTTGTCATTACACATATCATCAATCTTCATGACCAATTTATCAGAGGTCCAAGTGGAGATGAACCTATCACCAGCATTGACAGTAGCTCTTCTTGTTAGATCCGTATCTAAATCCTGGCTCATTAGTAGGGCTGTAGCTGATTGCTCACCAGCTGTCGTTTTACCCTGACTACTTGGGCCAAAGAAGAGAAGAGCAAATGGAGCTCGACGTATACCACTGGAAATCTTAAAAGTCACATAATCATTCTGGAGAATCAAGATCTTGTAATACTTGTCACCAACCAACTTCTTATCGAGGCCAGTTAGTGTACTTGTCAATCTCTTGAACTCATCCGATATGATATTCAAACGGCGGCCAAAATCAATGTCTAGCTCACCTTTGACTTTCATAAGATTTCCACATCTGACTAAATCCCAGTCGGACATGATCCCAGCATAAGCAGTATCAAGCTGCAAAGCTGAATGGTCACTAACCAACAGAGGTTGTATGGACTTAGTCTTGAAACATAAATACCCTCCTTCAATGAAGAAGAGCGTTGTTTCAACAGTAGCATCAATCAGATCGAAAGCAGACGCATGTTTTGTCTGCAAACGCGGTGCAAAAATTTTGAATTCTCCAATAGAGAACTCAACTGATGATGCCTTACACAAACCTAGTGTAACCAACAGACCTAATAAGCGGGAAATCTGGGCAAATGCTTCCGCATGAACGCAATTATGCCAGTTTGTCCGGGCCTCCTTCAACAACTTCAGCCAATTTGGCGTATCGTCAAGTAAGGGACCCTGCTTTTTCGGTCCGTCTAACAACCCCACCAAGTAATCACTAACCGATTTGATAAGTGATTGCTTAAAGTGAGTCTTCACCCACATCATAATATTCGCCACAGCTCCCTGAACTGTGGTTTGGCTTTCCAAGCCTACAAACAACAAGACGAGGCCTTCAACCTCACTAACAACCCAATCCGGCAAATCAACGCCGGCCAATTGCGCCAACTTTGGCAAACCTCCGGAAAGCTTAATGCAATCCATAATACCAAGTTGGTGAGAAACGCGTCTCAAGGTCCGTTTGGTTACGGACCTATTCTGTGGACAAGTCAATTCCTC